TAAGGTTTTCAATAAAAATTTACGTATCGAAATAGAATATTTTAAAAATAATGGAAGAAAAATTGAACTTTTTGAAAAACTGTGATATTTATTAATATATAACAAAAATTAAACGACTAAACAAATGGGATTTAAGGAATATGAAAAACGAGAAAGGAAATTTCTTCATTGGTACATTAATAGTAAATCAGAACACAAATTAGAAAAAGAATCTGAAATAGGATCTTATGAAAGAAATGATTTCATTATGACAAGTGGAAACACTTATATAATGGGTGAAATTAAAATCAGAAGTTTTGAACACGATAAGTATGATACATCACTATTGGAATTAGATAAAGTAAAAGGATTAATGGAGAAGTTTGAAATCTATCACCAAATGGGAGAAACAAATAAATTATACTATTACGCCGTATATCCAAAAGATAGAACGATACTGGTGTATGATATAATCAATACTCCGAGTACTTTAAGTTACGAATGGTGTCCTGTTAGTACTGCGGAAGATTGGGGAAAAAAAAGAAAAATAATGTTAAACTACAAAATAGAAGATGCGATAATAAAAATAAAATACTAAAGAAAATGGAAGAACTTGAATTAATATTATACAAATCAATTTTGAACAACAACGTTGATAAGAGTGAAGAAATATATGATAAAATAACAAAACTATTGGATAAAAGAATAAGTCAAAATTTAATGGTATTTAATATGAAGAAACTTTTTGAAGATAACTCAGATATAATAAACAAAAGAATGGTAGAGGAACTGGATGAATTAATAACAATTGGTGTATCTTGCGTCTACGTTTTTGACTTGTTTGAAAAGTACGAATATTCAAAAATAATATATGATAAGATGCAGGACTTATACCTACAATTGTTTTTTTTAATGGAGGATAATAAAACAATAATTAATGAGAAAACATTAGAGGAAGAAATAAAGAAGAGTTATAAAAATTTATTTAATGATATATATACCGAATTAAAACATTTAAAAGATTTAGAAATATGATAATAAACGAGATATTAGAAGAAATATATACCAAAGGAAGTATATATGACGAAATCATTGATAATATTATAGGTGAAAAAAATCAACTAAAATCTGAACTATTATCAGAAATCAGTCTATATTATCTTTTAAATAAAGAAAAAATAGAATCTGTATATAATAAAGGTTATTTTAAATATTACTTTATTAATACGGTAAAAAACCAGTTTTGGAGTAATACCTCGTCCTTTCATAAAAATATTAGGATTTCAAATAATAAGGAAATATCAGACATAAAATATGATATAATAGAAGATAATACATCAATAGAAGAAAAAATACATTTAGAAGAAAGAATTGATAATCTCCAAATAATAAAGAGTAATTGTGGAATGACTTGGTTCGAAAGTCAGATGTTAAGAGAATATTTCGATCACAATAAGACATACAGAAAAATCGAGGATGAGTACGGTCTCGATCATTGTTTGGTTTTTAAAACAGTTAAAACAACATTACAAAAAATGATAGATTATTCTCAAAATAACTGATTATAAAAACAAATATTCCAAAAATATATTTTTAATAAAAATTATTATGGAAAAAGAAGATTATCAATTAGGGAAAAATTTATTTAAACTAAATAGATTCACGAAAGAAGATGTTTTACAACTCGAAAATTTATTAAAAAAATACGTTGATAAAAAAACACATATCTGTAGAAAATGTAACTCTCAGATTAAGTTCGCCTTAAAACGACTACAAAACTTTATGAATGGTTTGGAATTTGAATCACAAGTCGTAAAAGAAGACGTTAGAGAAGAGATCGTAGAACAAGTGGTAAATAGTGTAGAAGAAACTATTGATGAGGTTACAGAGGAAGTAAAATTAGAGGATATGAAATCAAAACAATTGAGAGGAATTTGTAACGAATTAGGTTTAGATACATCTAGAGAAAAACAAGTAATGATAGATAGAATTAGAGAATACTATGAAGTTAAATCCTAAACAACAACTATTTGTAGAAGAATATCTAATAGATTTTAATGCGACACAGGCGGCGATACGAGCGGGATATAGTGAAAATACTGCGTATTCACAAGGACCTCGTTTGTTGGATAATGTTGAAATACAAAGGGGGATTGAAAAAGGTAAACAAAAACTTATTAAAAAACTCGATATTAAAAAGGAAGATATCATTAGAGATTTAATTAGGATAAAGGAAGATAACATAGAAGACTTCCCACCACACGCGTTAAAGGCGTTAGAGATGTTAAATAAAATGTTAGGGTTTAATGAACCTGACAAAATAGATCACACAGTAAGACAGGAACCTCCATTATTTTCAGATGATGATATAGATTAATATTAATATATGGATTTTAAATACACAAAAGCGATATCGAAAATCCGTAAATTAAAGAAAAGGATTAAAGTCATACAAGGAGGTTCATCTGCGGGTAAAACAATTGCAATATTATCGATCCTATTAGATAAATGTTTAAAGAATCCTAATTTATCAGTTTCAGTAGTTTCAGAAAGTACACCTCACTTGAGACGTGGATGTGTAAGAGATTTCATTAATATTTTAAAATCTACAGAAAGATTTAAATCTGATCAGTGGCACATCACTAATAGTACATATAAATTTTTAAATGGTAGTTATATAGAATTCTTTTCCGCCGATATGGGAGATAAACTCAGAGGTGCGCGAAGAGACATACTCTATATTAATGAGGCGAACAATATTACAAGAGATTCGTACTTAGAATTAGCGATGAGAACCAATGAGGATATTTATATTGATTATAACCCGTCTCATAGTTTTTGGAATAAAGAAGTTTTAGAAGATGATAATTCAGAATTACTAATATTAACCTATAAAGATAATAATGGTTTACCACAGAACGTAATAGACTTCTTAGAGGGTAAAAGAGAACTGGCGAAAACATCTGAGTATTGGGATAATTGGTGTAAAGTATATTTGGATGGTTTAGAAGGTAAATTACAAGGAACTATATTTACTAATTACGATATCATAGATAAACTACCTGAAAATGAAACAAGATTATTAGGATTAGGATTAGACTTTGGTTTTACAAACGATCCATCTTCTTTGGTGGCGTTATATAAATGGGATGACAAAATAATCTTAGATGAAATCTTTTATCAAACAGGATTATTAAATAGTGATATTAGTAATAAGATAAAATCATATGGATTTCAAAGAAGTCCTTTATACGCCGATTCGGCGGAACCTAAAAGTATCGCAGATATAAGAAGATCTGGTATCAATATAAAACCAGTAGATAAAGGTAGAGATAGTATCTTATATGGTATAGAGTTATTACAAGAACAGAAGTTATGTGTCACCAAACGTTCAAAGAACTTATTAGACGAATTATCTAAGTACATATGGAAGGTAGATAAGGAAGGAAACAATACAAACGTTCCTGTGGACTCTAATAATCACGCGATAGATAGTTCAAGATATTGTGCGATGATGGTATTAAAGAAAAAAACTACAGAGGGAGTAAGACCTTTTATGATTAGGTAAAAACAAATTAAACATAATAATATTTTAAAATAAAAAGGTTATGGTAAAACTAAATTTAGAAATTGATGGAGAAAATAAAACTTACGATATTCCAACACAATGGGATGATGTTACTGTAGATAAGTTTATTGAAATTGTTAAGTTAGATGAGAAAAAACATATTAACGATTTAGAGAAGGTAATGGAGTTGATGAATATACTAACTACAATACCAAAAGATGATGTAGAGTTATTACCTGTAGAATCATTTATGGAGATACAGAATAATTTTTCTTTTGTGAAAACAGATGTTGATAAAAAGATGAAGGACTCTATTGTTATTGATGGTGAAGAATATTTTGTAAAAAATGATTTTAATGATTTAACAATGGGTGAAAGTATTACCATTGAAACATTATTAAAAGAGGCGGATAATCCAATGTATATTTTAGATAAGATGTTATGTTTGTTTTTAAGAAAGAAAAAAGAGAATGGTAAGTTGGAAAGTTTTAAAACAACATTCTTAACAGATAGAATAGATATCTTTAGAAACGCACCAATTACAGAAGTATATAATAATCTAATTTTTTTTTCGAATGGCGTAGATATATTAGAAAACAATATGAAGGACTTTTTGGTAGAGAAATAAAAAGGAAAAAAGAAGAAGAACCTAAAAGTAAAAGATATGATATTAACGGACCTACTAAAATAAGTGAAAAATTTTTATGGTTTAAGGTTGTTCATAATTTGATGAAAGAACTAAATACTACTGAAGATAAAATATATAAAAAGAACTATATAAGTTGTTTAAACTGGTTAAGTTATTTTTATGAAGAACAAAAGGTAAATGAAAATAAACAAAAACAAATTGTAAAACAATGACATATATTAAAACATATAACGAATTAATAGAAGAGTTTAAACTGTTTAGTGACGCCCATTTTCAATTAAAAGACTTTGGGAATGGACCCACTAGTGATATAGGTGTTAGTAGAAAAATGGATTTTCCTTATCTATGGATTACTCATAGAACACCATCTTCAATTACTGTAGGTAATAAAATTCAGATACCTGATATGGTATTAACCTTTATTGTTGTCGATCAGATTAATAATCAAGATAATTATGAAGATACTAATGGTGTAGATAGTGATAATCAACAAGAGATATTATCTGATACTTTACAAATAGTACAAGATTTAATTAATTATATTTCTCAAAATTTAGGTAGTAGAGGTGTATCATTATTAGAAAATACTGTTAATATAGAACCTACATATGATGATACAGATGATAGAGTTACAGGTTGGGTAATAGATTTAACATTAAGATTAAAACATTTAAATTGTATTACACCTATGGCGGATGTTGTGTATCCATCAGGTACAACACCAACATATATTACACCATCACCATATTTAACTTGTGATACATTAGAAAACTGTTCAATTATACAACAATTACTTAATTCAACAGGAGGTTCTTTAGGTGTTGATAGTATCTATACTCAAACAATACCAAAGACATTAACAGGTGATACACTTTCTACAGATACAGAATTTAGTTTAATATCGGGATTATCAGGAGTAACAGGTGATTTATCTAGTAATTATGGTGTTGGTGATTTAACTATTAGTGGGAATACTTTATCAGTAGGTGATAGATATTATGTTAGAATGGATGTTGAAAGTGACGGTGTATTTTTGTCACCAATACTTAAAACAAAATTAATTAATAATACAGATACGGAAGTTATTTCTTTATTTCAAGATAATACCGTTCCATTTGTAACAAACAGTAAATTTGTATATGAATCAACATTGACAGTTAGAAGTATTGGAACTAGTGGTAACGCAGAAATCTTCGTATCATCAAATATCTATGGTTCTAGTTTTTCTGATTTTGATACACAACACTTCTTTTTAATTGATAATGTAACTCAGAATACAACATTCGATACAACTGTAGATAATCATTTAGATTTCACTTTTGAATATAACGACTTCAACTTAGGTAGTACTATTACTAATAATGGAATCTCAGTACAAAAGATAAGTGGTGGAGAAACTTTAACTTGTGATACATTATCAGGATGTTCTACAATACAAACAATAGAAAATGATATTGATAATCTTTATCTAACAAAGAATAGTAGATTATATACACAAACAAGTGATTCAACACCTATTACAAATACAACTACAGAGAGTTCTTTAATAGGGACAGGATTAGGTAGTCTTAGTATACCATCAAATGTATTTCAAGTAGGTGATACATTTAGAGTAGTAATGGGTGGTAGATTAACTAATGGTAATAATGAAGATTTAACATTAAGAGTAAAAAGTGGTTCAGTAATATTGGCGGAATCAGGTTTACAATCATTGACTTCACATAGTGATGATACATTTAAAATTGAAATTGATTTTACTATAAGGAATACAGGTACCACAGGAGTTGGAAATATAATGACATTGGGTACATTCCAAACAATTAAAAAGAACTCATCTGAGATATTAGGATTTGAGTTTACAGATCAAAATAATACTACGTTTGATACAACAGTACCAAACACTTTAGACATTACCTTAGAATGGGATAATGCGTTAGTTGGTAACAGTATTTATAGTCAAATATTCACATTACAAAAAACTTATTAATGAGTAAGAAGGTAGAATTATATGATAAACAAACTCTTAAAGAATTCGGTAAGGATTATGTTAAGATATTAACAATCTTTTTAAAGAAGAATAGAAAGGTTGCGTCTGGCGCATTAATTAATTCTATAAATTTTAAATTACAGGAGAAGGCGAAAGAGATACTTATAATTTTAGAAAGTAATGATTATTTGGAGTGGGTAGATAAAGGTAGAAACCCCGGTAAATATCCG